AGCGTCGAGCACCGGATCGGGATCCGCCGGCTGGCGTTCCAGCTGCGGACGCGTGCGGCCTAGAAGACCTGGCCGGCGGACAGGATGCGGGCGACGATCAACAGCAGCTCGATCCAGACGGTGATGGACATGGTGGCCCTCCTTGGCCGGTGTGGTTGTCGGGTGACAACTAGGTCATCGGCGGTTGTCGCCTGACAACTTGAGCCGCTCGGCATCCGCCCGGTGCACGAACAGCAGGCCGTCGATCACGACCGACCGCACCCGGCCGTCGAGGGCAAGCCTGCGCATGTACTGCCTGCTGCAGCCGGCCACCTGGGCGGCGTGCGTGCAGGTCAGCCAGTCCACGGTCTCGATTTTCATGGCGAACAACCTACCTGGTCCGGTCACGCCACGTGCACCGGGGCCAGCGGCTGCGGGCAGGCAAGACGGCGTCCGAGGATGGCCGGAGCCAGGTAGGACAGTTCCGCGATACGGCTTCCTGGGGCGTGCCCGAGGTGGCTGGCACCGGCGCCGGCCTGCTGCAGTTCGACGTCGGTGGCCGAGGCCCGCCGCAGCCACTTCCAGGTGCCGGGCCGGATGCCGGCGTGCCGCACGAGCACACGCACCTGCTGGGCGAACGTCTCGTGGCTGGCCGGCCACGGACACACCAACGTCCGCTGGCAAGCCTCTAGCGAAGCGTGCAGGGCCTCTAGCGAAGTGTGTGAGAGCCGGAACGTCACCGGCCGGCCGGTCTTGCTCTGCGTCCACGACGTGACGCCATCGGGCCGCACGGCGGCCACAGGCAGGGCGACCAGGTCGCCCCACCGCAGCCCGGAATCCCAGGCCAGCCGCACGGCCAAATCCCACCACTGCCAACGCGGCAAGCCGCAGCGGTGCCGGCGCTGGAGCCGGCGGCACGCGTGGAGCAGCTGCTGCACCTCGTCGTGCGTCCAAGCCTCGACGACCGGGCGTGGCGACCGTGCCACGCGGACGCGGCGCACGGGCGGCTCGCAGAACCCCTCGTCGGCGGCCGCCCGCCACAGGGCAAGCAGGTGCGCGCGCTTGCTACGGACGGTCGACGGCCTCGCCGTCGTGGCGTAGTCGGCCAAGAACGTCTGCACGCTGCGCTCGTCCAGAGCGTAAAGCGCGACCGGTCCGCCGGCCCAGCGTTCGTACAGGTCCGCCACGATCCGGTACTGCTCGAGCGAATTGGCTCGGCATGGGCGAATGGCGGCGTACTCGCGCGCCAACTGGCCGAGCGTCGTCGGCCCCGAGTGCCGGTACATCACTGCTGTCCGTCATGGCCCTGTCGACCGCCGCCTGCGACCGCCAACGCTGTCGTGCGCCGCCACAGCGGGGGCGCTTCCCCCTGATCTTCCTGCTCAGGGCTGGTCCGTCAAACCGGCCGTACATCCGTCACCGTCGGTTCCGCTTCGTTCGCTAGAGCGTCGGTCTACGGAACCGAAGGTTGCAGGTTCGAGCCCTGCCGGGTGTAGTCGGCCCACGTCCAACCGTATGGCGGACGTTGCGGCCGAGGCAAGTTGGGAGGTGCCAAGATGGCCAAGCAGACGAAGAAGCCAAGCGGTCGGACGGGCCGGCCACGGACGCGGACCTACTCGCCGTTCGGGCAGAGGCTGGCGACGAAGTTGGCCGAGCGTGGATGGACCCGAAAGACGCTTGAGGAAAAGACCGGCGTCGACGAGACGTCGATCTGGCGATGGATGGCTGGCAAGAACCGGCCGGACCCTGATGGCGTCGCTGCTATCGCCAAGGCGATAGCGTGCTCTCCCAGTTGGCTGCTCTGGGGTCGAGCTGCGTGAAAACGCGGTTTTTCACATGTGCGATAATTCGTCTTGACGACTTATCGCACATCTGCAACCCTCTCCGCCCGTCACGCCATCACGGCGTGCGGCGGAGGGATCGCCAATGGTCACGGGAGTGGCAGCGGATGCCCAAGGGATTCGCGCACGTCACGGATCGGCAGCTGCTCGAGTGGGCGGCGACTATGCCGTTGGAGCGCATCGGCGAAGTTTGCGGGTTGACTACCTGCACGATCTCGCGCCGGCTACAGGCGCTCGGATGGACGCCGACGGAACGCCTGCTCGGCGATCCGACCGAGGAGGAGATCCGACAGCGCTGCGAGGAGCTGCGGTCGCGGTGGTCGCGAACCGACCCGCGGCGGAAAGCCGGGCGAGTGCGAGCGAGCGTAACCGTCGTACGCGTATCCGATCTCGGGCCTGTGAACTCCTAGTGACCTGGCTGCACCGCGTCGCGCGGTGCCACGCCCACCTGTGCGCGATCGTCCGCCTCTACGGCGACCCGAGCAAGGCGGGCGGGCAGAGCAACCAGGGCGAGACCTACGCGGCCCGTGCCGCCCGTGGTGACCGCACGCTGCTCTACGACGCGATCACGGTCACCATCGACGAGCTGGTGGAGATCCGCGACGAGATCCAGACGTCCATGGACGCGGCCGAGCCGACCGAGGCGGCGCCGGGCACGACACACAAGGTGGACGAGATGGCGGCACGCGCGGAGCGCGGGGAGTCGCTGTTCGTGCAAGGGGACGCAAGGCAGGGACGCGAACCGGTCGACGGATCGGCCGGCTGATCAGGGACGGTTTTTGGGCCGGTCGGCCGCGACGGACTGCGGCCGGCCGCCACATGGAGGTGGCAGTGCTGATTCTGACGAGGTGTGAAAGCGAGCGCGTCGTGATTCCGCGGTCGCGAATCGAGATCGTGGTCGTTGAGGTCAGGGGCAACACGGTGAAGCTCGGATTCCGGGCACCGCAGCGGTACGAGATTTTCCGGGGCGAGGTGTTCGACCGGATGGCTATGGACGACTGGGACGAGGACGAGGACACAAACGAGGAGGACGTGAAGTGAAGATTGTGAAGGGCAAGCAGGCTGCACCTGTGCGGTGCGTGCTGTACGGCGTCGAGGGGATCGGGAAGACCACGCTGGCGTCGCAGTTCCCGGCGCCGCTGTTCCTCGACACCGAGGACGGCACGAGGCAGCTCGAGGTCGACCGCGTGTCGTGCCCCGACTGGCGGACGCTGCAGGGTGCGGTGGCCGAGCTGGCGGTCGAGCCGGCCGGCTACCAGACGATCGTGATCGACTCGATCGACTGGGCGGAGCGGTCGCTAGTCGAGTTCGTGTGCAAAAAGGACGGAAAGTCGTCGATCGAGGACTACGGCTTCGGCAAGGGCTACGTCGTCCTGGCCGAGCACATCGGGAGGTTCGTCGAGTCGCTCGACAACCTGCACCGAGCCGGGCTGCACGTGCTGCTCGTGGCCCACGCCAAGGTGCAACGCACGTCGCCGCCTGACCAGACCGACGGCTACGACCGGTACGAGCTGCGGCTATCGAAGCAGGTCAGCCCGATCGTCAAGGAGTGGGCGGACGCGCTGTTGTTCGCCAACTACCGCACGCGACTCGTCGACGGCAAGGACGGTAAGCGGAAGGCGATCGGTGGCAAGGACCGAGTGTTGTACGCCGAGCGTGCCGCGGCCTGGGACGCGAAGAACCGCTACGGCCTGGGCGAAGAGCTGCCCATGACGATCGAGGCCCTAGCCCCGCTCTTCACCGGCACCGGTGCCAAGGCGGTCAACACCGACCTGTACGACCAGGTGGTGGCCTACATCGCAGACGCCCGGAACGTCCGCACGCTGGGCAAGATTGCGGACCGCATGGATCAGCTGCTGTCGGAGAAGCAGCTGACGGCGGCGCAGCACGACGCGCTGACGGAGTTGGTCAGGCAGCGGCACGAGGCCGTCGAGCCGGCGAAGGAGGTGGCCGATGGCGTGGCATGACGTGCCGCCTTGGACTGCCAAGCGTGCGGCCGCGGATGAGCAGATGACGCAGTTGGCCGAGATCGTCCGCCGCTGGCACGTGCGGCGGATCTCGAGCACGACGGCAGTGGAGAAGGTGCGCGAGCTGCTGGAGCCGGTTCGCGTCAGGGTAGGCGGACAGGAACACACACCGGAGGTGCAGACGTGAATTTCGACGCATGGTGGGACTGGGACGAGGACGGCAGCCGCGGCGTGGCGACGCACGACCACAACCAGAAGGTGCCGACGGGCACGCACACGGGCGACATCGTCAAGGCCGAGATCAAGGACCTGAAGTTCAAGATCAGTGACGACAACGAGACCGGCACCTGCCTTGTCGTGACCTGGTCGAAGTCGGGCGGGTACTTCCCGGTCGAGTCGATCGTGAGCGTGCGGTGGCGAGGGCTGATCGAGACGATCTGCCGAGCCGCTGGCGTGGTGCCGCCGACTCGCGGCCAGGACTGGGACGTCGAGTCGCTGGTCGGTCGAGTCGTGACCATCGACGTCGAGAACGCCGTGAGCAGCAAGGGCAAGGAGTACCAGCGCGTGACGCGTTGGCACCCCTCGCCCAGCAAGCCGCAGCCGGCCGCAGCGGCCAAGCGGCCGCCAGCCAGGACGCCGGCCGCCAAGGCGAACCAAGAGTTCAAGGAGCGGGCGGATGCCGATGACATCCCCTTTTGACGACGAGCGAACGATCGAGTTTTTCGCCGGCCCGTGGGACGGGATGCGGTACACGCCGCGCGTCGGCGAGTCGTACCCGGCACGGCTGGACATGCGGTGGAGCGGCAAGTTGCACCACTACGTGCTGGCGTGGAGCGGTGACAAGGTGCGGTTTCAGTACGTCGGCAGCGCACTGCCGGACGGAGCGGAGATCAGGTGATCCCAAGGTCAAGGAGGACGAGGCATGAAGGTTTACAGATCGTGGCGCAGCGATCGCGTTGAGCGGCACGGCGTGTTTGTCGGGTGCACGGTCGGCACGCTGAGTGACTGCGGCGGCTGGGTGGACGTCGGGTCCGTGCGTCACCGCATGGGGCCGGACTGGCACACGACCGAGGCGGCTGCGGAGGCCGCCCAGGCGGACGCGATCGAGCGGCTCGGTACGGCGCTGCTCGAGCAGGCCAAGCGGCTGCGTGCGGCGGCATCGCAGGCGGTGCCGGCGTGATCGCGTGGATTCGGCGGTGCGTGACCGCGCCGAGCGAGGTCGGCCGGCTGCGGCAGCAGCTGGACGAGCTGCGTGCGGAGGAGAAGCGGCTGCGACAGGACGTCGACAACCTCAATTCGGCGCTCATGCACTGGCGCCGGCTGGCCGGTGCGCTGCGGGATTGCAACGCGAGCCTCGACGAGAAGCTGGCGGAAATGGAGGGGGACAGGGTTGGGCCGGCGTCGCGGTGACGCTGAGCGTGTGGGTGGTCATGGGAGCTGTCAGATGTCGCACATTAAGTTTGGCGGGTTTGTTGTCCGTGACCCGCGTGACATTCCGTCCGAATGGATAAGGCTTTCGACACTTAACAACAGGGACGACGGCAAGGACACGGATGATTACAAGGCGGTCTACCGCGCTTGTTGCACGGGTGAAATACCGAGCGACAAATGCTGCAAGTTCAAATTGACCGACCGCGACAGCCGCGGGCCGATCTACGCCGACCCCGACGCTGTGGCTTCCGTGCTCAAGCGGATTAAGGATGGCCGCGAGCGACGTGCCACGACGACTCAATCTTCGCCCCAGATGTCTGTGCAGGCAGCGCTGGCGGACCTGCGGGAGCGCATGGAGCACATGCAAGCAACGCT